CGACGATCTACTTCTCGGGATCGGTGGATGTCCGGATAGACGACGAGATCCGCAGCGGTGTCACGGGAACCGTGCGCAACTGGCGCGTCGAGGGCGTGGTGAATCCCGGCGAGACGGTCGCCGCGAACAGCGCCGCCCATCTCGCGATGACCGTGGTGACGGCCACCGAGGTCGATCCGGGGGTGACGCTGTGAGCTCGTTCACATGGTCTGGCGGTTCGCCCGATGGCGTGCGGAAGGGCATCAAGGACGGCGTCGTGCTCGGCCTCGTCAATGTCGCGGTCCAGATGCAGAAGTTCGTCCGCAAGAGGCTGTCGATACCCGGCACGGGCCGACGCTACCGCGTCGCGCGCGGGACGCGGCGCGGGCGCAACCAGCGCGCTCGCGGATGGCATCAGGCATCGGCTCCTGGCAACCCGCCTGCCGCGATGAACGGTGACCTGCGCAACTCCTGGACGCTGATCCCGAGCGCGAAGATCGGGGCAGCGACGACGCGGGATCAGGGATTCGCGTACATCGACGAGAACCGCAGCAGGGGGACGGTCGTCTATGTCCTCGGCAGCAACCTCGTCTATGCGCGCGCGCTGGAGTTCGGTCACGGAAGGCTGCGGCCACGCCCGTACATACGCGATGTGGTCGAGGGTCTGAGGCCGCTTGTTCCCGATCTGGTCTCCAAGGGCATGAAGGCGCACATGCGGCGCATGGGAGGTCGACGGTGAGCCAAGCCATCCTGAACGCGCTCAAGACGCGTCTGCACGCGACCACGGCGCTGACCACCGTGGTCGGGACGCGGATCTACCTCGATGTCGGCGTGGCGAACGCGCCGCTCCCGCTGCTCGTCTACCGAGCGACCTCGACGCGGGTCGAGAGGATGATGAGCGTGACGCGGCACACGATGGAGTTCGAGTTCGAGTTTCACTTCTCGAACAGCGGGACGCAGGACATTCACACGGCGGCGGCTGGGCTCGCGACCGCGCTCTCGACTTCGCTGTCGGTCACGGGATTCGACCGCGCCGTCTTCGTTCGGCAGCAGTCGGGCGTGCCGTCATTCTCCGACGACGCTTGGACGATGACGGAGACATACAGGGCTACGGCCTTCGACACCTGAGAGAATCACGATGCCTATCAACACCTACCTCATTGGCAACGACGGCGCGGTCACCCTTCCGAGCGGAGGAACCGTCGTGCAGGTCCGTTCGTACGCCGCGACCCTCGAGCGCCCCGAAAGCGACCTGACGGGCTTCAGCGACACGGGACGACGACGCCGGCTGGGAATGCTCGACCTCACGGGAAGCCTGAGCGGCGTTGCGGCGCTCGACTCGACGGCCAGCACGACCTCGTCGTCGTTCTTCGTGGCGACCGCGACCGCTGCGCTCACGCTCACGCTGTTCGACGCGACCACGACCGCCGACGCGAAGATCGCGGCCAACTGCGTCTTCAACGGGTTCGCCTTCAATGTCGACAAGGTCGGAGACAGCACGCTGTCCTGCAACTTCTCGAACGGCGACGGCGCTGCGCCGGTCGTGACCTGGCTCGTCTGACGCATGAACTCCGTGCTTGGTGCTGCTGCGGATGCCTTCCACCCGTCCGATTCGGACTGGGTGGTTTCCATTCGCTTCCGAGACGGTCGCAGCGTGAACCGCAGGATCAACCCCGGCACGATCACGGAAGAGCAGGCGATCGGCTTTGCTCTTGCCGCCGAAGGCCAGCGGATGGAATCGGTCGAGTGGATGGCCGCGCGCCGCGCGTCCGACCGCACGATCGAACTCAGCGGAGTGGACACATTCATCGAACGGATGCGGAGGCTACAGGCATGATTCGGATGAGCGAATGGACCGTGAGCGCGGGCGGCAAGGACTACCGCGCGAAGCCCCTGACCGTGCGCCAGCGCCTCGCGCTGTCGGACGACCTGTCCTCGGAGCGCGCGCGGGTCTCCGCAGAGGATGCCCGCCTTGCAGGCATGGACAAGGCGCAGACCGCCGAGTACATCGGCGAGGCGCGGCGGAAGGGCGCGATGACGAGCGCCCTATTCCTCGACGCGTACAGCCTTCAGGGCGCGATCCGCATCCTCACGGTCGTGCTCGGCGGCGTCGACACGGCGCTCGAGTTCTCGGAGAAGGCCAATGTCCGCGAGATGACCCGCGTCTGCCTCGAGGCGCTCGGGATCGACACGGACCAGCTCGACGCCGAGAACGAGAAGCCAGCGCCATCGGGAAACGAGTAGCGCCTCCGCGCGAGGAACGCGACACGGTCGCGGAGGCGCACCTCATCGCCCGCGCAGCGCCAGGACTCGGTCATCCGTTCGACCTCTACTGCGCCGAGTTCGACGCCCATCTTCGGCTTGCGATCGACGGCCATTCGGGTCCGTCCGCTGATAGCGGCGGATGGATGCGCCGATATGTGGAACGGCGATGAACGCAGGAAACCTATCAGTCTCCGTCGAAGCCGACATGAAGGCGCTTGAGGCGCAGTTCGCCGTCATCGAGAAGGGCTTCACCGAAAGCGGCAAGCGGGCGATGCAGGCCTTCCAGAAGGCCACCGCCGAGCAGCCCCTGCCCGCCGACGACATGGTCGACAGGCTGTCGCGCGAGATCCGCGAGGCCGGCAAGGAGGCGGGGCAGGCGTTCGCGCGCGAGTTCGCCGCGGTGATGAAGCGCGTGCTGCCGAAGGCGGTCGAGGATGTCGTGTCCACGACCGTTCCGAAGGCCATCGGAAAGGCGGTTGCCGCCGATGCGGCTGGCGACATCGCCAAGGGCGGCGAGAAGAGCGGCTTCAGCTTCGGCGATTCGTTCCAGAAGAAGACGCTCGGCATGATCCGCAACTTTGCGGGGCCGATGATCGCATCGACGCTGGCGAACACCGTGGCCGACATCATCCGCTCGGACAAGTCGATGCCCGAGGCGATCCTCGACGGCATCAAGACGATTCCGTTCATCGGCGCGTTCGCGAACCTCGGACAGGCGATCTACGAGGCGACATTCGGAGCATCAGACAAGGCCGCGCAGGATTTGATCGACCAGCAGTCGGCGGCGCGCGCCGACCGCCTTGCGGCGGTCGCGGAGCAGAACAAGGAAGAGCGCGCCGCCGCCGACCGCACGGGCGAGCTGATGCTCGAGCGCCGGCGGCTCGAGATCGAGCGCGAGTTCCAGGCCGTCAAGGCGCAGGGCGACGAGGAGGCGACCGCGCGCGCCGAGTTCCAGCGCCTCATGGATCAGCAGAACCTCGACCTTGAGCTTCGGCTCGCGCAGGGGATCGGCGATGCCGAACTCAACGCGCTCCTCAAGGTCAACGAGCAGAAGCAGCTTCTGCTAGAGGACGATCTTCTGCGGCGGCTCGACAACATCCGCAAGGAGAAGGAAGCCGAAGCCAAGCGGATCGCCGAGACGGCGGCGAAGAAGAAGGAAGCGGACGACAAGGCCGCAAAGGACGCCGCCGACAAGCTGAAGAAGGCCGCGGACGACGCCGTTCGCGAGGCGCAGCGCGTCGCCAAGGAACGCGCGCGCTTCGAGGAAGAGCGGCTGAAGGACCTGCTCAAGGTCGAGGAGGACCGCATCGCCGCGCAGACCGCGGGCCTCGGATCGCAGCAGACCGCGCTCGGGTCCTTCCGGTTCGACGCGTACCCCGCGACCGAGAAGCGGAAGAACGACGAGAAGATGGTGATGGCTCTCGAGAAGATCAGCAGCCGTCAGTTCGTCGCGGGAGGGTTCACCTGATGGCAGCGCAAGCGATCGAACTTCAGGAGACGCGCGACTCGTCGGAGTCGGCTGGCAAGGTCACGGCCTCGCGCAAGTTCGCGATCTGGGACGAGGGAGGTTCGCAGATCGTAACGCCCGCCGAGGTCCGCGCGGTGTTCGGCACGACGGCGGGATCGACCGCGGTCCCCGACATCGGCGACCTGTTCCCGGGCGAGACGGACATCTACGCGACCTCGTACTCGATCCAGCACGAACCCGCGAGCCGCGGCGTTTGGACCGTCACCTTCAACTACGAGAACACGGAACCCGGCCCGCTTCAGCCGCAAGAACCCGGCTACGCCCAGTTCTCCTTCGACTGGTCCGCGGAGTTCCGCGATGTGTGGCGCGTCAATCCGGGCCTCACCGTGCCGAACAACGGCAACGCGACGAACAACTCGCTCGTCGGCGGTCAGCAGATCGATGTCGCGGGCGAGCCGATGAGCGTGCTCCGCTACTTCGCGACGCTCGAGATCACCGAGACGGTCCTGCTCGGCACGCTCGACGCGCGCGCGGCGCTCATCATGTCGCTGCGCGGCACGCGGAACGCGGCGCTCTTCCGCGGCGGCGCGGTCGGCACGGTCATCTACAAGGGCGCGAAGGCGTCGCGCATCGGCCTCGACAAGGTGTCTATCACGCACTCCTTCGCGCAAGACGACTGGTACCACATGATCCAGTTCCCGCAGAAGGGCGCGGACGGACGCGTCGTCCTCGAGCAGGTGCAGCCCGGCATCATGCACGCGCAGACGGTGTTCTGGCGTCAGCCGTTCCCTCTGCTTTCCGACTTCAACCTCCTGAGCGAGAACTTCTGACATGGCGAACGAGATCACGATCAACCTCAAGATGTCCGTGGCGAACGGGTTCCTCACGCAGCGCATGGACCCGGGCACTCTGTTCGCCGACATGAGCGGCACGGCTGCGGCTGGAGGCGCGCAGGACATCGGGACGAGCGGCGAGGCGATCGCGATCGGCGATGTCGCGACCGCCGGCTACGCGTTCTTCCGCAACTGCGGGCCGACGAACTTCGTGGAACTCGGAACGGGCACGACGACCTTCGTCGCGTTCGCGAAGCTGAAGGCGGGCGAGGCCGCGGTCTTCCGCCTTGGCACGAACGCGCCGACCGCGCGCGCGAACACCGCCGCCGTGAAGTTGCAGTACCTCATCCTCGCGGACTGAACGATGGCCGACCTACCGCGCTTCACGCAGGGCAACTTCGGAAACCTCCAGTGGCATCACCTGAACCAGGTGTTCGATGTCATCGAGCGGTCTCCCGTGCCGATGGAGCGGAAGCGCGACCCGCAGGAATCGTCGTTCGTCTACGCGAAGCTGACGGGAGAGGGAATCACAGCGCCGGGCGGAAAGAAATATTCGTGGGTCGAGATCGAGCTTGATTGGATCACCAACGAATCTTCGGAGCGCGACGGCGGTCGTCGGTCTGGGACCGCAACCGATCCGTTTCAGGTTCCCGCGCTCGGCATATCGGGATCGGAGGCGTATCAGATCGGGGATGTCGTCCTCCTGCGGCTCGAGAGTTTCCCGAACGGAAAGAGGTTCGCGCTCGTCATCAAGCCGACAGGGTCGGATGTCAAGATGTTCCGGATCATCGGAGCGGCGTCCATCGCTGCGGCACGATGGCGGTACACGGGCATCATCGCCGGTCTCGACACGGATTCATGGGTCGACCGCGGGACGCAGCAGTACACGCTCTACAACGGCTGCGAGAACGCCGTCGACTTCGGCAACACGATCGGAGTCGGAACGGTCAAGCCGGGAAGCGCGCAGGCGGTCCGCAGGCCGATCAGGGACGATACGATCGTGCAGGCCGTCTACATCGACGGAGCGTGGTGTTTCTCGATTCCGAACGGCTACTCTTTCGCGTGCGCCTGACATGACACAAATACCATCCAACTACGCCGACTATCGCTCGTCTCCGAGACGCCGCCTCGTCGCCACGCTCGTCAGGACGACGGAGCACCATGTGTACGAGTGCCCGGCGTCGATGAGCTGCACGATCCTGTCGCTGTGGATCGCGTCGACGCACAGCGGCGCGGTGCTGATCCGCGTGCATCACTGCCGCGCTGGCGAGACTCCCGCGCTGTCGAACGCGCTGCTGTACGACTCCTCGATCGCGGCGAAGACGACCACGGTCTACGACTCGCCGATCGTGATGAGCGGCGGCGACCGCATCTTCCTGCGCGCGGACAGCGCGGACAAGCTCTGCGTGACGCTGTACGGGGCCGAGGCGTGACGATCGACGCGGCGCTGCTGTGCTGCTGCGATCCAAGCCCGTGCGCGAGGACTTGCGACTTCGGCTCGAGCTACTCCGTATCTGGAATCGCAGGCTCGTACTCGTTCAGCCGCCAGCAGGGGCCGCAGGGCTGCGGTCAGGTCTGCTTTACGCGCAGCTTCACGATCACGGTCAACTGGCAGCAGCTTGGACCGATCGTGGTGACGAGGCAGACATCTCCGGGAGGCTTCCAGCCATGCTCGTATGGAGGCCAAGGAACGGTCGTCGTGACGGGAACCCTGACGATCACGGAGATATATGCAGGCGGAATCTGCCCTGACCAAGTGCAGGAGTACAGCTACTCGTTCGCGAACGATGTCCCGTGCGCCGTCACGATGACATGCGGGCTCGGTCCCGCCTGCTCGTTTGCAACGGCAGGGAACGCGCCCGGATGGAACCACACCCTGCACATCTGCGACTTTCCGATTACCTGCTCGCATGAGGGAATCGGGGGGGACTGCGACAGTTGCCCGGAGCCGTTCGGACCGTTTTCCCTTTGGTGCGTCGGAGGAACGGTGTCGTATCTGAGCGAAATCATCTCGCCCGACGCGATCGTCGCGCGCGGATGCCTTGGATTCTACAAGCCTGGAACCACGGTGTTCCCCACGATGGCGGCGAACAGCGCGATCGCTGGTCCGTTCGGAGTCATGCTGTCGGACGAATGCAGCGGACAAGACCTCCCGGTTCCATGCACGCTAGGGCTTGGGACTGCCGCTTTCCTCTCGACCCGGGTGGACACGGCGACATTCACCCCGTGGTTTGACGAGCCGTCCGAAACCACGAAGTCGCCATGCGCCTCAACGGACTGGAGCGGGGGTCCGAGTCCAAGCTGCACAATCTCCATCATTCAAAGCGGCTGCGGAATACCGTGGCAGTATTCGTGACGGCCTGCGTGCACCATGTCGGCGGCGCGTGCATGAACGCGCTCGCGCTCCCGCTCTACGGAGCAAGCCCCAGCGCTGGCGTGTGCCGCGTCTGCGCGCACTACGACGGCCCCGACCGCGGACTGGGCGACACGGTGCATCGCGTGGCGCGCGCGACGGGAGTTGCGAGAGTCGTCCACGCAATCGCTGGCGTCGACTGCGGCTGCGCGCAAAGACGCGCCGACCTCAACGCAGCCGTCCCGTTTGACGATGGAAGCACCAAGGAACCCTGACGCATGCCACTTACCTACACCAGCACCGGCGGCCTTTTCACTCGCGTCGGCGGCCTCATCTACATGATGGACGCCGTGCGCGCACATCAGGCGAACCTCAAGACCCTCCTCGCGGGCGTGCAGGCGAAGTACTCGAGCACCGACGCATGGATGATCGACCAGCTCTCGGGCAGCATCGAGGGGCGCATCGAGGAGGCGGGCGGCATCCTCGCCGACATCCGCGCCGCCGCAGAGAAGACCATCGTTGAGATGTGCTGGGCAGAGGCGAACGGCACGGGCGCGAAGCAGACGATGCGATCGAAGTCGATCAACGACGCGCTCGTCTGGCTCATCCGCGAGATGCGCAACGACTCCGAGACCGTCGACGCCAGCTCAATCACGAAGTCAAGCACGACATTCGGCGCGTCGAATGTCGCGGTCGGCGCGAAGTTCGTCTGGGCGACCAAGACGGCGAACGCACTCCTTGGAGGCATGACCGACTACGAGAACATCCGGAGCGAGGTGCTCGAGGC